AGTGGAGCATCAGGTGTCCCAAACTCTAAGTTGTAATCATCTCTTAGATTATAGCCCATGGCGGCATACTCTTCGGGAGTGTAAACTCTTTGCGCAGGCCTTCGATGGTATATTATCATGCAGTTGGCCCATCCTCAGCGATAGAGTTCATTGCATTTGCCAAGCGTGTTAGATATTCTCCTTCACTATACTTAGGATCAGTACACAAGAATCTCACACTAACTGGCGGCCACTTGAATGAAGAGTCTCCAATAAGTGTCTCATTAGTAAAAAGACCAGCAATAGCAGGGAATGATTGTGCCCTATTAATTACTACTCTGTAACAATGCAAGTTAGGGCCAGTTATAGCCCCCATTGAACCCCAAGAAGTAACAGAATCTAAGTTCGGCATTCCCATTAAAGCGTTGTAAACCTTAGGAGCAGGCGTAGGGTCTACTAATTCTCCGTTGCGAATTGTAGCTGCGGTATTTTCATTGTAAGAATACATTCTTTTCTCTGCGTAAATTGTTTGTGCCTGTGTGGGCCAGCCAGCATTACCCGAAATAAGTGCAGAACCTTGTGCGCCATCTAACCCTAGTGTGCGCAAGTGTTCATAAGTTCCTGTACTTGTTACAGCCGCTAATCTTGTATTGTTTAAAGGCCTAGATAAAATAAAGATAAACTCTTCAAGTTGGTCAAAGTTGTTACCATTGTTAGAATAGCCCAAAGGAACAGGTGATGTTCTTTGAATAGATGTTTCAGTAGGAAGAACGATTTCATTGTTGCGAGTCATAAAATCTAAATCTAATCTTACATATTGAATAAATGATCCAGCGCCATAATTGTTAGCGGGTATAGTGTTAATCAATTGACTAACCCCGTTTTGACCTAAAGTAAGCGTAGTAGGAATAAAACTTCCACCTACTCTTCCAATGCCAGTAGTTATTTGGCCAAAATCAATGTCCATGATACGAGTATCTTTGTCAATTATTCGTGCCATTTAATCACCTCTTTGACTTTCGTTGTTCTCTTCGATAGGCTGCTGCCATTCGCTTGAGGTCAAGTCTACCCTTACGCTTACCGCTCTTGAAACGGATTTGTTTCTTCGGGTTAGCCATAAACCTCTGCCAAGCACTCTTAGTACGCTTAACAGCAGACTTAACAATCTTAGCACCAGCCTGTTTTGCTTGTTTGCGTGCTTCTTTCTTAGCACCTTCGACAAACAGTTCTCGCAACTCATCAAGAGTGCCTTCTACTTTTACCAAGTAGAATCACCTCAAGCGACATTGCCAGTCTGAGTTAGTACAAGTGCCATGTAATCCTTAGCGGATGGTTTGACGATCTTACCTTTCAAGCGTAGAGTAAAGTCGGTAGAAGACCATGCTCCAGATTGGAGATTACCTTCTGTGCGTAGGTAAAGAGTCTTGTTAACAATAAGTGGAGTTAAGCTAGAGAAACTTTCCATGTGCCAAAATCCATATTCACCTGCGCCGTTACCTTGGAATAATTGACGCTGGGTGTATAGAGAAGTTCTGTCTGCGTGAGACACGAATGCCTGAATGTTAGAGTCTGCTAGTTGGAAGATTGCTTCGCCAGTATCAGGTAGTGTTGATGTAGGGTCCAGGACAATATCGACTTCATCCACTTGGAATGCTTCGTTGTCTGCAACATCGACATAATCAGTCATGTCTAGTGGTGTGTTTCCAGCCGTATTAACTACGGATGCTTTTAGGTATATTTCAAACTCGTTGGTTTTTGCCATAGTTTACTTTTGATACTTGATAGTTAATATAGTTTAGTAAATCCTTGTCTTGAACGGGTGGACCGTGGGTTAGGGCAAAATAGCGGAGCGGTTGACCGTTTTGCCGACGATCTAATAAGGGGGCGCTCCCTCCCCTAACCAAGAGGCGACCATTGATGAGGCAAAAAATAGAAATTAAGGTATATCTACCGTACAAAATGGTAGGAGAATTAGAAGGATATCGAAGGAAAGGAAATAGATCTAGTTTTATTGAATCTTGTATTAAAAATAGATTAGAAGCGGAAGAAGAATTTTCTTTTAGAGATATTGAAACACACAGATTACTAGCCATCTTACATGGCAGATATGAAGAAGACCAAGTATTCAAATTAATGATCCAAAATAGAATGAAGGAGTTGGCAGAATGAGGTCTTTTGATTTTCAACCCGGCGATGGATCTAGATATTTTATTCAGTTATTCCAATCTGAACATGGTGGCATTTTTGTTATCAATCATGAAGAATCAATATGGCGTTATCACCCCGGTGATTGTCTTAAGTTTCTAATGGGTAACAATAACGAATATACTCACAAAGCAATATGGAATTTCTTGGAGGCTAATCTATGAGCCATCACTTACCAATTATTCATTGTGGAATTAGAGTAGGACATGTTGTCATTACTAATGATCATCAAGTATTAGCAGTTGTAGTAACTCAACCATGGGGCGACTTAGAAATAATGCGTTCAAAGTATGATGAAGTTAAACCATTATGGTTGGGTGAAGAAGAATGAAGTGTTTTGAATGTGGTGCAAAGTGTATTACAAAATACATTAGACAAGGTGATGGCCGAATAGACGCAGTGTCAAAAGAATGCACTGTTTGTGATTGGGAGTCATACCCAGTTAAGATACCTGAATCACTCGGTAGCCGTTCTTAATGTTCGATAAGTAAACTTGAATGCTTTGAATAAAGCCGTGCTAGGTAAAAAGAAAGTAGCAACATCTACTGCAAAAAGAATAGTGTCCTGGACAACCTCTCCTTTACTATCTGCTCTGTAAGAAAAGAAAGGGTCAGGATCGTCTTTTAGTGGAGCATCAGGTGTCCCAAACTCTAAGTTGTAATCATCTCTTAGATTATAGCCCATGGCGGCATACTCTTCGGGAGTGTAAACTCTTTGCGCAGGCCTTCGATGGTATATTATCATGCAGTTGGCCCATCCTCAGCGATAG